CCGCTGTTTTTGTCATTTTAATTCAACTGTTCATCATGAGTAAATCTCAAGAGCCTAAGCCTTAATTGGGTGATTCAATTAATCTAAGAATTCATTTAAGTTACAGGACAGTGTTCACCTCAAGGGCTAACCTTGCAATAAGGAGCACCTTCACCCTATAACCCCAAGCCCCCGGATTCCCACCGGGACTATTTGATACTTGAAAGATTATTCATTTACAGTCAGGCTAATCCTAAATTAGGTTCACCGATTTGGGGAGTTTTTGATAAAGTCCACCCCCAGGACTATGGTAAGTAAATTATTGATAAGGCACAGCAGATTTATATCCGCCTCTGGCTGCGGCTGCAGCTATTCGAGCCCTCACTATCTTCTTTTGTTTCTTAGTTAATTTATTACCATTTGCGGGTAGGAGCCGCATGTGTTGTTGATTACCTTGTGGCACTCTAATTGTAGTTGGTCTAAAAGCTGCTCCTTTAGGACCACCTTTAGGAGGAGCTGGAGGACCCTTCTTTATTACTATAGCAGTTTTACCACCCTTTTCCGCAGCTATTTTAGGAGCTACAGCTCCTTTTACAAAACTTTGGGGATTAATATAACCATCATTTGTGCTTGCAGAGTCAACCCATTTGACGATTTGACTTCCGATCACTTGTGCATTAGATAGCCATGGCATCGTTTTCGACACTAGGTCTTTGATTCCATTAAAGAACCACTCTCCCATATAATTCTCATACAATTTAACTGCAACAGGTGCATCTCTGCGTAATGCTGCAATTATTTTTAGAGCAACAGGATCATCTTCCGGACTCTGTGAACACAGAGATAATAATTCTTCATCTTCTCCTGACGGAGCGCATTCAACATACCATATTTTATTGACAGTAATAGATGCTTGAGGATTAAGCCCAGAAAGAAAAACTCCACTTTGATTTTTGGGAGTAAATCTATTAGGATCAGTTGAACGATATCGAGAATATATAGAGTAAGGAGTAGCAGTGTTAATCTGCCACTGTTCCTTATTTGCGGCTGTTGTTTGTGTCATAAATGGCATAAACATAACAGATTGTGGGAAATTAGGATCAGTAAAAATCTCCTGATTATCAGGGATTAGAACTGGTTCAATAAATTGTGGTTCTACCATTGGTAATTCATCTGAATTATAATCAGTTACAACATAAGCTCCTTCTTTAACGAGCCATTGTTTTGTATTAGGTATTAGCATTGCTGCTGCAAGATCTATTGGTGGAAATTTCATAACTTGCCCAGAGGTAATTTGCATGGTTTGATCATACAATCCTGTACCGGTACCAGTCAGAATCTTCGAATAAGTTTGAGGAGTATTTTGCTGCTGATTTTGCCTATAAACAGTCAAGGTTCCTTGTTTATAAAGCTCTGCAGTCTGGTCAATAACCTCAAACCCAGAAGCAACGACTCTCATAACATTTTTCATGTCATTATCAGAGAGATTAAGACGCCCAACAATATCTGCAGCAACTCCTGGATAACCAAAAGGGAAAGTGTCGCACCGATGAATCATCAACCCACCATAAGGGGCTGATATTGGAACAGCTCCGGAATCAACAAAAACATTCTGTTTTCCAGGAACTATATTTGGAGTTAATAAAACTGGTTTCTCTATAGGAGTGTCATAAATATGACAATTCCAAGTAGTATCAGGAGGTGTATCACCTCCACTAGTTGCAGAAACTGTAATAGATTTCTTTATACAACGAGTTACTGTTGAACCAGCATACCCATCAGGATAACCAACAGGTTTCATCGGAAGATCATGGTAGGGATCAAATCTTTGCTTGACATAATTCATACCATCTTTTGATAGCTCGCATCTCGGCGATGCAGCCAGGTTTGCTAACATTTTTTCAGCCCTAGATACTTTAGCCATTTTAACAATCTTTACAATCATTTTTAAATCCTCCCATCCACCAGACTTGTTCGGTAAGTTGAATAAAAAAAAATTAAAATTCAAGAAACAAATCGCTGACACAGACAATACTTTTTCATCTATCTCAGTAAAATTGATTTTTGACTGTCTATTAAGGCCTTCGTATTGTTGTCCTCGTTCTAAATCCTTTCTATTATGCAAAATATAGAGAGCTTTTACCTTCTCATCTCTTGCCCAATCTGGATCTAAATGGACAATATTAGTAACTGGATCTAACCAATCACCAAAATATTTTTTCTCTCTAGGAGTTAATTTGGTTCTATTTTGGTATCCATTTACATTTTCCAAAATATATTCAGTTGGTAAATATTCGTTCTCATCGACATTCTTCATTTGACGATCAGCACCCTCATAACCAAAATGTATTGCTAACACACCATTCATATTTTTCCCCAAATATATTTCTTCTATATGTCTCAATTCTTCTTTATGATCAGAAGTATTTATTAAAAATTGTGAAAATTCATAAATCTTGTCATATAACCAAGGCTCTGGCACGGATAACAAAAGTAACTGCATAACTTTATGGAAATATTCTTTCTCAGTTAAAGGTTCAAGACCCTGGCGAGTTATACTTGAACATATTTTACCAATACGAGGATATCCGTAATATTTTCCATATAATTCATTAAAAGCAGCTGAACTTCCAAGAAATTCATGTCTTTTATCAATAGGTTGTCCAGGTTTATTCTCAGTAACAAGAATTGAGCTCTGTTTGATCACCATATTAAATCGTCGGTAGACTTCCATTTCATCTTTTTGGAAAGAAGGTATATCATCCCAACCAAATTTTGAAAAATTGGCACCACCTAATTTATCATCTGAATATAAACCGAGATTGGCGTTCTCCTCAATATCAGATATTGTTGGGAACTCTCCATGGCGTTTCTGCCATGCGTAAATAAACAGATAAATAACGATTATTAAGTGAAGAATAGAATTATCAGATGCAGTGTTATTTGCACCCGAATTATTTCCACATTGCCTCATAAAGATTGTTCCATCTAAAGCTACGCAAAATGGAAAGATGTTGTGAAACATTGTCCAGAAGAGTAAATCTTCTAGCTCATCAGGATATTTTAAAAACTTCCACCTGAGGTAATATACATCAAGTAAGTATGCAGTTCTATCATAACCACTGGCATCACTTTGAAAGACATGTGTGAATTCTTCAAGTTGTTTGAAGAACTCATCTAAGCCTCCATATTGTTTAGTCATACCATATTTTATCCAATTTTCATCACATCCAGCTTTTATATTTTCATTCTGTTGTTGGAAAAACAATTTGGTTTTCATTAAAAGATCAAGAGGTGTTGTAAAAGTTGTTCTTACTTTATGCCTTGCTAGATCCTCATTATTTAAAAACTCTCTTTTAATTGCAATTCCAGCTAAAG